TTAATTGGTTCCTTCTACAGGGGGCAAGGTGCGGCGGTAGCTGAACGGACCAAGACAAAGGACGACGATAACCTCATTGCGTCCATCCTGGATATGCTGGACATTGCATCCTTTCAGCGCGTGAATGACGCCCACGGCCCCGAACACGACGGCCCCGAAGGTAACGCCGATCATGGCCAAACCTGCCAACAGACAGCCCAGAGGCTTGCAATTCAGGATTACGGCAGCCACAAAACCGATGCCGGCAAGGCCAGTGCACAGCGCGAGAATGTTCAGCCACATGTCCGCGACCTCACTCATGGAGTGTTTCCTTGAAGTCCTTCCCGGGTGTGAAAACAACCTTCCGGCCCGCGGGAATATCAATCCTTTCTCCAGTCCTGGGATTGCGACCGGTGCGGGCGTTGGTTTCCTTCACCTTCAGCTTGCCCAGCCCGGGCAGGGACACTTCTCCGCCGGCAAGCAGTTCCGCGGCGGCCACGGAACAAAACGATTGCAGCGCCTTTTCCATATCGGTGGCGTTGAGATTGCGGGAATGTTTTTCCCGGACGGTTTTCAGGGCCTGCTTGATAAATTCGCTCTTGTCCATGATGTGACTCCGTAGACTACAGATTATTGAAGGACGGGGGAGGAAACCGGCAGGGAGGCAAAGAACTGAAGCAGGCGCTCCCGGGCCGCGGCATCTTCCACACGGTCAATCCATTGTTTCAGCGTTTCGATGACGAGCTGAAGGTCCTTTACGGTGCACTGATTGACGGCCTTTTTGGTTATGCGCCGGACATAGGCGGCAATGGCCTGGTCGCTTTTGCTCCTGACCACGCCTTCGTCATACATGCCAAGCCAGAGGCTTTTGATCTTCCGAAGCTGGGGATCGGTCACGCTGCGGAACCCGGCTTCACGCATCCGCCGGAGGACCTCCTTCAGCTGGTAGGCGTTCAGGTCCTTGCTCGACGTCTTGCCGCCGCTGACGTCCGCCAACAGAGCCCGGTAGGTTTCATCGTCCATGCCCAGCTTGCGGCGGCCGGTCTGTATGGTCTTGATAAGTCCGCTGGTGTTTGTGTTCATTGAGCACCTTGTTCCGTGGCCGCCAGGACTTCGTCCCTGGTATCGCAAAAGAACTTGTCCTCCTGGACAAGGCGGCATCCTGCCTGGGCAATTTTTGCCGGCGGCAGTCCACACAGCGCCACTTTATCGACTTCCTGCTTGGTGCGGACGCAAGCGGTCAGCTCGGGGTCATCGGAGCTTTGCAGAATGCCGAGGACCTGTTCCCATGTGGTTCGGCTCAAGGGCTTCGCGACGGGCGGCGTCAGTCTGAAACCGATAACGCCGAACGTCAGAGTAATGGAACGCTTTTTACTGAACAGCTCGGCCTTGTTCGCTTCGCCGAACCTGACAAGCGCCTGTCGCATGATTTCCAGGTCTTCACGGATAGCCTCGGCCTGTTCGGAGCATTTCAGCTTCAGGGCGTCAATATCCTCCTTCAGTCCGAGTTCGAGCAGGGCAAGCTCGCGTTCCCGAGACTTGTATCGGGCAAGCATGGCGTCCGCTTCGTTCAGGTTATGGACCGTCGGAATGTTCAGGACCGGTTTCGTTCGTTTTGCCATTGTGTTGTTGCCTCTTGGGTAAAAGTTTGTCTGTGCGGCGGGCAGCCGCTGTGGGCCCGCCCGCCAAAACGCCCCGGGATCAGTGCACCATCCGCACCACGTCCGCCGTGACCTGCTTTTCCCCGATGCCGGCGGCAAGGTTCAGGGCCGCTATGGCCAGGTTGCCGATCATAAGCGGATAGCCCATATACACGCCGTCCCCCTGCCGGTCGGGCGAGACGGTGAGCTTTGCCCGCATTTCTTTCAGCCCGTCCTCGCTGAAGGCCGTCCGGAAATCCGCCCCGACATGCTCAAAGCGATGACGGATGTAATCGCCCGGGTCATCGACGGCGGGCAGGTGGACGACTTCGCAACGCTGCACGACTTCGCGGACGCTGGCATCCGTGACACGGAGCTTCTTTTCAAGTTCCGTCTGGCCTATCAGAATGATGGACAGCAGGCGGGAAAGGCCGTCCTTCAGCTCATGGAAACGCTTCAGGCTTTTCAGCGTGTGCCGGTGCAGGTCGTGGGCTTCCTCGATGATCAGGCAATGCCGCATCCCCGCCGTGTGGCTGGCCTTCAGGATTTCATGCAGGCGGCGGAAGCGCATTTCCGGGCTGGACGGGATGCTTGCCCCCGGCTGGACCGTGCTGATGATGGCCTCGGCAATGTGGGAGGAGCGCAGCGGCTTGCCCTGTGATTCCGTGGCGGCCATGGCCAGGGTGTACGGTTCAATGACGATGACGGGCAGGTTCTCTTCATGGATGCGCGTCACCATCTCGTCCTTCAGCGTGGACTTGCCGGAACCGGATTCCCCGACAAGGGCAAGGAAGCCGCCGCCGGTCGCGGCCTGATACAGCGTTTCGCGGATAAAACGAATACCGGGCGACATATACACGTCGGCGGAGTTTTCCGGGTCGGCAAAGGGATTGCGTACCAGTTGGAAGGCCTGACGGGCCTGCATGGTCAAGGTCTGCTTGCGAAGGATCATAGGTTCTTCCTCTTGTTCCGCCGTAGTGTCCGGGGCGGGGGCCGGCTGCTGTTCAAGTTCTTTCAGGACGCGTTCCGTTTCTTCCCGGCTTGCGCCGTGCACTTCCGCCAGAGAAAGCAGGCGTTCCCGGATCTCAGGCCAGCGCCGTTTCGGGAGCGTGCCGTGGTTCAAAAGCTGGGTAACGGCTGAGGCTGCCATGCCGAGCTCTTCCGCCAGCTTCCGGCGGGAGGGGGCACACGGCGCAAGGATTTCCTCTAGTGAGCGCATACGGCCCTCCTTTCGTCACCGGCAGGGGTAAAGCGCAGCATGGAGGCCCGGCGCGGCGCGAACTTTTCCCGCATCTTGGCCACGACCTGTTCAATGTCGGGGCCGGGGATAGCGTCGGGATAGCGGAAGGAAAGCCATTCCATACAGGCGGCCGCGTTGGCATCCGTCCAGACGTCCGGGTGTTCCCGCTTCATCATAAGCGCAAAGGCAACGCGGCTCATGGGCATGGGCTCCGCCGTGGGGGCGTTGACCTTCAGCTGCTGCCCGGTCCTGCCCAGGTACAGGGGCGCTTCCTTCACGTCCGCCATGATGTTTGTGGTGGTGGAAGGCCGCCTGCCCGCCTTGTGCAGGCGTTCCGCCTCCTTTGAGGAATCCGTGCCGTAGGCCTGCTTTTTGATCTCCTTCAGTACCTTTTCCGTGTGCGTTTCCGGCATGGCCCGGTAGCTTTCGCCGAACACCGGGGCGGACATATCCTGATTGTATTGGTCCTTTTCCATGGGGGCCACGTCAAAGGCCTTTTCCGTGCCGTCCGGCAGGTCCATGATCACGACGATTTCCGGGGCCTTGAACGGGTTCAGGCGGACACGCACGTTTTCCCGGGTGTTCAGGCCGTGATAGGCCAATTCCCGCAGGTCGTATTCCCGGACGCCATAATGCGTATGGGTATCAACGGAGATGACAAAGTCGGTCCCCACGTTCCGGCGTTCGTCCTTCCAGAAAGCCAGAGCTTCCAGAACGTCACGCGGTACGATGCGCAGCTGTTCTTCCGTAATGGTCAACCAGGCGGCGTTGCGTGTCATGCCGGTGCGGGAATGTTCCGCTCTTGCACAAAAGTGACGCCGCCACCGGTCCGCCTCGTTTTGCAGATACGCAACGTCCGGCACGTCCATAAAACGCAAACGGCTTTCAAACTGGCACTCGACAAGGTTCTGGCATTGTTCAACCGCACCCGTGGCGTTGGCCGTACCGGGGCCGTGATGGATGACGCGGATACCCAGCTGCTCGCAAAAGCCCGTCACCAGCGACGACGTGTTGGCGGAGCCCGGGTCCATATAAAGGATGAGAGGCAGGCCATGCGCCGGGTCGTGGTGGCCCCTGTTGTCCATGAAGTCGATCAGGGTACGCAGGACGCCCTCGGCACATTCACCCGCCGCTTGCTCGTAACGCTGGTAAAAGACGCCGGACGTATGGTCGATGACGATATAGCGCACGATACGCTTGTTTTTGATTTCAATAAGGTTGGCCGGTTTCTTGGCATTGAACATGCGTTCATCCATGATGCCGACGCGTTTTGCCCCGTGTATGCGGTACAGGATGCAGACCGAGGCGTCCAACTGCCACACATGGTTGGGATGCAGGGAACGGACGCGCCCGGTGGGCCTGCCCTTTTTGAGCTGATCCGGGTGGCAGCCGTATTGCCGCATGGCCCGGCTGATGGTTTCGACTGAAGGCATGATGATTTCTCCCGTTTCAGGATCGGCAACGCCTTCCCCGTTGTTCTTCATGATGCGAACCGCGAGTTTCAGGCTCATTACTTCCTTGCCGTTAGCGCGGGGGAAAAGCAGGAGCCCGGCTATCTTGCGGCACAGGCTTTCCGGTACGCAGGTTTCCCCTTTGCCCCGACGCGGCTTTTTGCCGCTGGTCCAGCCCGCATATTTCCGCAGGTACTGATACGCGGTGTTGACCGAGATACCCAGGGTGGAAGCCAGACGCTTTACGATGACGCCGCGTTCCCCCGTGCAGGGACCGGCCGCGTCAAGTTCCCGCGCAGCATCGCCCACAAGCCGGGTCTGTTCGGAAGTAAGGGAAAAAGCCATTGCCGCCCGCCTTTATGCATTGCCGTCCTCAGTATCACCGCCATTCCCCGCCGTGCCGTAGTCCACCGAGAATTCGGCGGACAGGTCGACGTCGATCCCGTTGTCCAGAATGGCAGCCGCCATAGCCCGCACAGCCAGGGAAATGCGTTCGTGCACATAGGTCGCCATGTCCGCATCGATGCCCGCGTCGGACAACACGGACGCGCCGTAGGCGGCAAGATCGGCCACGGACAAAAGCGCGTCGTTACATTTCTTGTCCAGTTCTTCCCGTGCGCTGGTATTGCGCAGCAGCTTTTGCGCTTCCTGATCCGACGGGTGCGGGCTGGTGGCGCGGATGTATTTCTCGTTCAATTCGTCATACTGCGCCGTTTTGGCTTCCAGCACCTGCCCCCGGGCGTCGTAATCCTTGCGCAGATCGTCGCCCGCCTTCTTCAGCTTTTCGGTACGATCCGAAAGCTTCTTGTTTTCCGCCTTCAGTTCCGAAAGCCGGGAACAGACCACGTCCAAAGCCTGCCGCAGTTCTTCCGCGCCGCCGTTGTCCCGGGCGTTGCGCAATCCCGCCAGCACTTCGTGCTTGGTTTCTTCCGGCGCGTCCTTCAGCGCCTTCCTCACCTTGCGCAGATCCCGGACTTTCAGCCCCAGTTCCTGCGCCTCGGCAAGGCAGCGTTCCCCCAACGTCCCGAAGTTTTGGAGGTGTTCATTAACTGTGTTTTTTGAAAACCCCATGCCTTCACACAGGTCTTCGAAGGTCTCCGGCCGGAAAGCCTTGCCGTCCGGGCCGATCAGCAACTTGCCCTTATAGACCTTGGATTCCTTCATGGCGGCAAACCAGCGAATGACGGAGAGGTTGAGGCCGGAGGCCATGGCCTGCGCCATTTTGACCTTGCCGATCTCTTCGGCCATGCGCACGGCATCGGTGAAATCCGTTTCGGAAATGGCGACGGTATCGTTGCGCGCGGCCGCAAGCTGGGCGTCCAAAGCGGCAGGCATGGTGGTTTCGGGTGCGGTATCGGACATGGTGTTACTCCTTCACTCCACGGGACGCGGCCCGGCTCAGTTTGTTTTCCAGGATTTCCGCCTGACATTTGAGCTGCCCCAGATTGTCGGCAAAGTCCCGCAGCCTGCGACACAGGGCTTCCAGCGCGTTGCGGTCGGCATAGGGAGGCTGGCAGGTGGAGAAGTCCGTCTTGGCGCGATATTCCGCAAAGCGGTTGCTGTTTTGCAGAGCCGCAAGGGCAAGGTCCCTGATTTCCTGATCAAGACTGTTCGTTTTCGGTGTCGTTGCGCGGCGCATGTTATCCCTCCAAAAGCCTGAAGGCCCCGGCCTTGACGTTGTGCCTGAAATCTTCCTGCCGTTCGCGGGCGGTCTTCAGGGCCATGTCGCAGGCCGTGGCCAGAGCTATGGGCTTGGTGGTCAGCGCCCAACGCCCGGATTCCAGTTTTTGCGCCCAGCCCACGGCTTTCATTTCATCCATGTCCCGGCAGACCACGGAAGCGGGGAAGCCGGTCTTTTCCGAAAGTTCGGTGACCGACAGCCCGGATACGATATGCGGGGCAAGTGCGGTCATAAGACTGATGCAGCGGGAAAGCAGGTTTTGACGGGCGGGCTTCATTGTCTGGCCTCCGGCGCGTGGGGGATAGCCACCGTGGTTTCCAGAGCGGCCACCCGTTCGGCCGTGGCGCGCAGGTTGAGACGGAACAGCTTCAAAAACTCCCACTCTTCAGCGGGGACTTTTCCGGCCAGGGTGCCGAGGGAGACCGCCAGCCCTTCCAGATCGGCGGCCAAAGGCGGGAGTTGCACCGGAGCCGCTGCCGTGGTAGGTACTTCCTGAAGATTTCCCGTTTTATCTTCGTTGTTGGCCCTTTCGCTGGTGGTGCAGTGAGGGGCCTTTTCCTTTTGGCTCTCAGTAGCGGGAGGCATCATCTTGTTGCTCATGGTCTTTTCTCCTTACAGGATTTCATCTGTTTCCGTGTCCACATGGACGTCAGCTTCCGGCTGGTCCGCATGATCGCAACAGTCCAGGCAGACATAGCGGTCATACGGGCGGCCCCGTTCAAAGTCATAGCCGGAATCGATGCGCTGCATGGCCTGGCCGCAATACGGGCATGTGCCCGTGAACAGTTCGCCGTCGGCGTCTATGCTATGCATGACCGTCCCCTTCCTTTACCGCCTTGTTGACGGCGTCGACCACGGCCGAAAATCCGGCCATGCCAAGGTCGGCACAGGCTCCGGCCTCTCCCATGCTGGGAGAAAATTCCACATTCACTGTTACCATGCCGCGCCCGCTTTCCGTGATGGTGATAACGGCCTTGCGGGGGCCTTTTCTGCTCTGTTTCATCGGGTATCCCTTCAGCTCTCGTTTCAGTTTGGCTATCCTCATGTCCTTGCGGCGTATGATCCGCAGCAGCTTTTCCAGCCTTCTGCCGGACGCGGGCCTCATATCGGGGCCCGCTCTTCGGTCATGCCTTCCTTCAGGCCAAGCAGCACGGCGGCACGGTGGGCCTCGCCCCGCTTGCAGGAGGACCGGCGGGAAAAAATCTCGTACAGCACGCCGGGCCTGATGCCGTGTTCCCGGGCCCAGTCCGCCTTGCTGATGCCCCGCAGGCTGAACTCTCGTTCCACCTCTTCCAGCGGGCGCAAAAAGCCGTTTTCCGTTCGATTTGCCATTTTCCCTCCTTGTGCGCCCAGAATCCCTGTCGTAGGATTCTGGGGAACGGTGTTTTGTCGTGTTTTGTTGGATACAACATTATATCCATCGGATAATATCGTCAAGATATTTTTATCCGACAAAAGGCAACGTATGCAGGATTCAACGCTAGCAGATCGGCTCAGAAAACTTCGTGGAGCCATGTCTCGAAAGGCTTTTGCCTTAAAGTATGGTATCCACGAGCAGAGCCTTATACGGTATGAAAAAGGGGTCCGCATCCCGGATAATGATATTATCCGACGGATAGCAGAAGGAGAAGAAGTCTCTTTTGACTGGCTACGTTCCGGCATTGATCCAGAATGTGATGAGTCTCCATCCCGTCAAAACGACCGACGTGTCGGTCATTCTGACGGTGCAGCTCCGGGACAACTCGTTGAAAATTTTAGAAATGAGATAAAAAAAATGACCGACATGTCGGTCGTTGTAGAATTGCAGCAGCAGCTATTAAATGCCCTTCGGGAACAAAATCAGATTATTCAAGAAAACGCTGATCTTCGCATTCAACTAGAGCGCCGCGATCAGCGCATCCGCGAACTCGAAAAGGAAAACGCTCAACTTCGGGAGTCCCAGAAGGGGGCTGCCAGTATATACCGTTCACATACGGGGGACGCCGGTTAGCGTTTACGGACCGAACACGCAGTTTACAAAGGAGTGAGCCATGCGATTTCTTGCCGTTTTCTTTTTGAGCATGCTGCTTTCCGTGCCGGCATGGGCGGCTCATGCCTGATAACATATTTGCAATACGGTGATGAAAAAGCCATTTTGATTTGGAGAGGGGAAATGGATACACTGGTTGTCAGGGACTTTGATACGGCGATTGATGCGTATATTGCGAGTTGGACAACGGGCTTCAGATGGGAGTCGGTTAAATTTTCTCAAGAGACGTACCTGAACATAAAACTTGAGGGGGTTCAGTGGGATGGCTCTCTTGACTATAAGGCTGCTGAATTTGTTATACGACTTCAAAAAGCCTTACTTGCAGCCTATAACAAACAGGCAGAACAAAAACTGCGCTATAATACGCGTCCCATGGATGACAAAGGGATTCGCGTAGTTGTTAAGGTTGAACCCGGGTGCAGCAGCCTGAAGGCCTTTTTTAAAGGGATGTGGGAGAATATGGAATCTAAGGATAAAAGAAATGCTATCATTTCCATAGCTGCCATTTGTGCTATCCCCGCGGGGCTTGTAGGCTGGCACTACTGTGATACCAGAGCCGAAACTGATAAAGTTACCGCAGAACTTGCCTTAGAAAGGTTCAAAGAAGAAAAGCGAGCTGAAATAGAACTGAAAATTCAGGAGCGTCTACAGGATGAAGCGAGTCGCAAGGAAGCTATGCAAACCGTAGAACGAGCTTTTGATCTGGCGGAGCAGGCCTCAGCGCCTATGGCTTACCTTGCGTCAAGGATGCAGCCTGACGATAAAATTTCTGTCAATGAGGTCACCTTTTCCTCCTCTGATGCCAAACGGATTTTTAAACATATTGAAGAACCTGACGAAGCTGAAGAACATCGGTATTTCATAGACGGCGAATATATAGTTTCTTCTATCAATAGAGAACAGGAAGAAGTGACTATTCGCTTTGAAGACAAACGGCGGAAGTTTTCTCTGATTTGGTTGAATGAACCGGCACTCGAAGCATTCTATAAAGGGTGCGCCAGACGAAAATCGGAAAAGGTCTTGCCCCCGGTATCCTTGCAAATAACCGCCTTTTTCAAAGGCGGAGTTTTTCAGAAGGGATTCGTTCATGGCGTAGGCTCCCCTCGCGAGGGTGCCATAACGTTTACCGAAGCCGCTCTTGATTCTGCGCGCAGGCAAGAAGAGCTTGACTCTCAAGATGACGAGTAATTTTTTTCTGCTTCAGAAGCCGCCCCCGGGCGGCTCTTTTTTTGTGCTTTTCGACGTTTCGACCTTCAAATTCGTCAACGTTACTACAGATACGTCAATTTTCCCCCGGCGGCGTAAAAGTTGTGTATCCTCTGAACAAAGGAGAAAGCACAATGGCAGAGCGTTACGCCGAACTTTTGGACGATGTGGCCGCGAAGGTGGCGTGCATGGCCCGCTGCGGGCTTCCCCCTATGGATGAAGCGCAGGCCAGGGACTTCGGGCGGCGTGTGGCGGACATGCTGGCCGAGGACTGGGGCGGTTCCAGCGTGTATATCCCGAAGAACCTCGCGTCCCGTTTCCGCCGGCGGGACGCGCTTCTGTACCGGGAGTTCACCGGGCAGAACGTGCAGGAGCTTGCGCAAAAGTATGGCCTGACGCAGCAGCGGGTCTATGCCATCATCAAGGCGGAACGCACCCGGCGGGCGCATGCGCAGCTTTCCCTTCCCGGGCTTTCCGGCCTGTTTTCCTGATCCTCTCCGGGCGTTTTTCTAAAGCCCTTTCAAAGACACCTCCGTTGGCCTGCCGTACTGTAGCGGCATACCAAACGGAGGTTTTTTTTCATGGTGTGCAAACTTTTTTCCGCCCGGTTCTGGCTTCTGTATCTGTTCCTTTCGGCCCTGTGTCTGGTGGCCGTGCTGGCGGTGCTTGCGCCGCAGCAGCTGCCGGTGGTGCTGTACAAGGGGGCGCTGGTGCTTCTGGCGGCCCTGGTGGGGCATGTGATCAGCGTAGGCTTTTGTCCGTATGCCCGCCTGACCAGCTACCTGGTGGACGACTGGAAGAATAACCCTGACGCGGACGGCGGTTCCGACGTGGACTATCCTATTGTGGAAGGCTACGCGGGCGTGTTTGCCGCGGCGCTGGTGTACCGGGCCGTTATCGTCGGGGCTGTGGTGCTGGCTTTCTGCCTGGGGCTGTAACCATGACGGAAGAAAAGCGGTTCAGGTTACGGCAAAAACTCGGTCGGCCGCTGTTCTGGATAGGATACTTTGCCGGCGCTGTCGTCATGGGCTTTGTCGTCACACTGGGTGTGCTGTTGGCGCTCTGGCTTTTCGGGGGCGTCCCCGTGGCCCATGCTGCGGAAACGGTTATCCCGCGTGCGGCGTTGCAGTACCGTGCCCCGCTCACCCGGGAGGCCCGCGCGGTATGGGGCATGGATGCGCCGGTCGCTCTGTTTGCCGCCCAGATCCATACGGAAAGCTGGTGGCGCAATGACACGGTTTCCGGCGTGGGGGCGCAGGGCCTCGCGCAATTCATGCCGTCGACGGCCAAATGGCTGCCCACGGTGGCCCCGGAAACGGGCAGGCCCGCGCCCTTTGATCCCCGTTGGTCCCTGCGGGCCTGTGTGACCTATGACAAGTGGCTGCATGACCGCCTGCGCCCCATGAGGGCCGCGTCTCTGGCCACCGGTGAGCACATGGCCTTCATGCTGTCGGCCTACAACGGGGGCTTGGGGTGGGTGGGCAAGGACCGCGCCCTGGCGACCCGCACGGGGCGCAACCCGGACCGCTGGTTCGGGCACGTTTCAGACGTGAATGCGGGCCGCAACAAGAGCGCCATCAAGGAGAACCGGCGGTATGTGACGCTGATTTTCCAACGGCAGAGCGCCTATGTCGCGGCGGGCTGGGGCCCCGGGGTGTAG